CAAAGATACGATTGACTATCAAAAAGGTAGGTACCTCATCGAAGAGATTGGGTATCAATCAATTATGTGGGCTAGGGAAGAGTTCGGGGATGAGATTGCTAACCACCTCAGGATGAATACTAGCAATGCAGACTTTGACGCAGACATTAACGATGATGAACAGTTTAGTTTTTTATATATCAAAGTATGGCATCGTAACAATCCATCGGGGTATTTGCAATTGTTGGAAATGGACGATAGCGGGTTTGTATTGAGAGAATCGGATGATAAATCGGCTTACTATGATCATGTGGATAATATGTATCCTTACTATCCCGTTGGGCTTTATCAAGAAGAGGGAGAGTTTCATCGGTTTGGTGATGGAACGTTGCTGTATTTTATTCAGGATACGGTAAATAAGCTGTATGACGAAATACTTACTGCCTGTAAGTTTACTGCACAAAGTCGGACGTTTATTGATCCTGAGGGTGAAATGGATCCTGACGACTTTGACAGCAATCCAGATCATCCTATACCTTGCAGGAATCCTCATCAAAATGTGTTTGTTGCTAGTTCTGGCACTCTTAACCCTGTCGTTGAACGTCTTGTGGCTAATCTTATGAATGAGGCCAGACGTGCAACACGATTTTCCGATCTAATGACTGGGAATAGCCCGGGTGAAAGTATCACTGCCACGCAGGCAGGGATACAAACAAATCAGGGAAATACAGGGATAGCCGACAAAAAAGGTGATGTATCTGAGGGGCTAAAGTTTGCTGCTACGTATGCGCTTAATATGTGCATTGAATTATGGGACGGCGGCCAATGGTTTAGAGTTACAGAAGATGCCGACGATTTTGAATGGATTGACGCTTCACAATTAGGAAGGGTTCCTGTGCTTATTCCTGCAAATGAGGAATTTAAAAATTTGTGGAGTGAGAAACATCCTGACTCAGATATTAGTTTGATGCCGAAGTATATGCAGTATGTTACAAAAAATGAGATTAAAAATGACATGGGCGAGGTTGTGGCTGGAGCTGGAGAGCCACAAACGAAAAAGGCTGTATTTGATGTTGATGTTAGTATTGGAGAAGGACTTCCAAGTTCTCCCATTGCCCTCTATAACATAATGTTGAGTTTATCGCAGATTTCGTTAATTGACGAACAGACAGGGCAACCAAGACCGCTTATCGGATATGCACAGTTCAGGAAGCTTATGGAGGATACTTTGGGTATTCCATTTGATGAAGCGATGGAAGAGGCAAAGGCACTGGCTACACAGGGAATCGTTACTCCTGCTGGAAGTGGTGCAGGGAATCAGCGACCTATTAACATGTCAGCTAATATACCAGGGGCGAACATTAATAATCAGGTGCGAGGTACTGGTGCGATACCGGGGTAGAAGGAGAAGACTATGGATAACAAGAAATATTTTTACGGGAAAGAATTTAAAATACAAAGTGTACAATCTATGGATTTTATAAAAAACGTTGACACTAAATTTGCGGAACATATGTATCATCGGAATCGTGTCATAGAAGCGTTTGCAATGTCGGAGTTGGGAGGGGTAGATGTACTAGAACAATCTGTATGTCAAAAGTGCGAAAAGCCGGGCTGGAATACAACAAATCCAAATTTTAAAAGCTCTGGCGATCCAGAGAAGGATCGTGAAGTGCGTAATTGCTATTGTTATTCATGCGGTGCAACATCATACAATACACTGACAGTTAGACAATATCTAATCGAACAGATGAATGTGCAAGAGGGTGAAATTGAAAATTTAGAAAATAAAATATATGGAGGTCATTGAAAATGGTATCAAACAACACACTTGTATTAGTTGGTAAAACTCAGATAGGCAAACGTACAATTGGGATGAGTGATAGTAACGGCGTTGTGACTAAGGCAAGCATGGGCGTTAAAGATAGTTGGTATGGCGGCATGGTCAAAGAGTTCAGGAAGATCAAGAATAGCGGGATTTTGATGTGCCTTGACAAGAGGGACAATATCATTAATCTGGCGTATATACCAGAGCAGCTAAACGACACCGATAGGCGTATGTTAGGTATGGAGGTTGAAGAGGTAGCTGAAGAGGTAGTTGAAGAGTTTGAAACGGTGTCGGGTACATGGGAACACACACAAGTCGAAGGGATGGGTGAAGTAGTTTATTCAGAAAAACAAGATCCAGAAAATTTTAACCCAGCGAACCCGAAGGAAACAAAACCAAAACCAATGGCAAAGCCGATGACAAAAAAATAAGTAGCCTAGTACGAAATTAATCACACTTTATATATTGCAGAAGGGAGTTGAGAGAAAATGAAGGGAAAACATACGATGCCAGACGGGAGTACGATGGATAATTCAGCAATGATGAAACCAGCAATGATGAAACCAGCAGCGAAAAAGGCTGTAAAAAAATCTAAGAAAACGGCAAAAGCGAAAAAGGGTTATTAATTTGAGCCTTGCGTGAGGTTAATCACGTTTATATATACCGCGGAAGGAAAACCGCTTCAAACCTGTTTTGAGAACTTTTAGAAAAAAGGTCTCTTATTTTTTGCTCATGCGGAGCGTAAACGTGGAGATTATTTATGATAGATGCTAGACGAAACAAGAATGAAGATAAGAATGAGTTTGAAATGTTAAATTTTAATTTGCAATTGTTTGCTAGTGACGACGAGGATGAGGATGATGATTTTGATGAGGACGATGACCTTGATGATGATTCGGATTTTGACGAGACTGACGATGATGATTCGGATGTTGACGAGACCGAGTTGGATGCGCCGTCACAAGATGATGAGGGTGGGGATGGCGACAAGACCACTCAAAAAGGGAAAGCGAAAGAAGCAGATGCCAAGCCAAAGGACAAAATTACTCATGCCCTCATCAAGCAAAAACAAGTTAACAGGGATCTGAAAGCAAAACTTGATTTGCTCGAGCAAAAGGACAAGGAAGCTGAACAGCAAAGTAAGAAAAAGTCTCTCGTTGAGAAGCTTGTCGAAAAAGGTTATGACGAGGACGAAGCTTTAATTGAAGCTGACAAACAGCTTGATAATGAGTCCATCAAGAATACGGTCAGGAAACTTGAATTTGTGACTGAAAATTCTGAAATACTGGCGAAGTATCCACAGGCAAAAAAGAACGTTGATAAACTTATTAAGCTCCAAAAAGCTACAGGTTGGAGCATCGAGAAAATATGTCGTGTTGAATATGCGACCACTGAAAATGCTTTTGACAACAAAGTAAAAAGTGATCAAGAGTCACGGCTCAAACAGAAAAGGAAACCATCAACAACGCCTGCCGGAGGTCAAACGCCAATTCAGAGCGTCAAGCTTGACACTGACGATGAAAAAGCATATCAGTTCTATGCAAAGAAAAACCCCGGCGTGAATAGAAAGCAATACGCCGACAATGTTTTAAGTTATGCAAATCAAAAAATACCCCACGATAAGTGGGAATAGAATGGAGGAATTAATATGTGGTTAAAACAAGCTCACAAAAGCACCGTAATAAAAGGAACTGTTGGTACAGGTGGAACCAACAAAGGAAGCCTATGTGTACTCTCTAGTAATACGTTTATCAAAATAACCGATGCGCCAAGTGATTATACGGTCGTTGGTATAGCTCTTGAAACTTCCGTTGCAACTGACGTAATCGGGTTTGAATTGGTGTCTGATGCGCCAATCATAACTGCGAAATACACTGGTTCTTCAAAAACAAGTCTAACCGATGCGGATATTTCGAAAATATTTGACATCAGTGATGATTTAACTATTGACTTGGATGATACATCTGGCGGGACATTTATGTGTGTTGGATACGATAATGATAATGACACAATTGACGGGATTATCGTACCATTAGATAGAGCCGTTTAGTTTTAAGCAACAATACTAAAAACAAAGGAGTGATTATATGCCTAGTACAAGAGCGGATATAGCCAGATATTTGAGTGACAAAATAACAGAATCGTTCACAAAAAATCTGAAGAAACAAAAGAAAGAAGAATACAAAGACGTTTTTACTCCGAAGAAATCGGATAAAGACGAGGAGATTTACGGTAGTTACGGCAATATATTGCCCGCTGAAGAAAAAGTGGAAGGTGGTCCGATAGCTTACGACACAAATAAAGAGCTGTACTTTACCACTGTAATCAACAAAACATACGACAGAGGATACAGTGAGACGTGGGAAAAAAGCAGTGACAACCCCGATAAAGTTATCAAAAATGCAAATACAGCGTTGATGATCAGAGCGATGATTAGCAAAAGGGAAACGAATTGCGCCGCTATAGTTGATGGTGTTTTTACGGACACAGGAGCTGATGGAGTTGCCTCTGCTCATGAGGCACATCCTCTTGATTCGAGCAAAACGGCATTGACAAATGATAATCTCATGACAGCAAGTCCTATTACACCAGACAATGTTATAACAGGATGCAATATGTTTAACTCAATCAAAGATTATGCTGGTAGTAAGTTAGATACTTCAGCAACTGCAATCTTAGCTAACGCTAATCAACAAGCGAGAGTTAATGCGGTGATGATGAGTAATCTCAAGGCACAAGAGTTGAGCAATACAAAAAATACCGTTCCGATGCTTAAGGCCAAGTTTAATAGATATATTAACCTAAACTATTGGCATTTATTGGACGAGGACATTGATTCTTTCATCTTCCAGAGAAGAGAGGGGCTTATTCCGTTCAGCGACCAGGATAAGATAAGTACACTTAATTTTTACTGGGCTATGGTTGAGCGGTATAGGGCAGCTATCATAAATAATGGTTACGGGATTGTAAGTAATCCATATGCTGGGTAGTAATTTATAGTTATGGACATATATCAAAAGGAGGGCTTAGGCTCTCCTTTTTATTTTAATCGAAAGGAAGTGTTGAAAGATGGAATATTCGGGTCCTAAATCGGGTGCCTTTATCGCTCCTATAGTCATGAAGGATGCTAACGGCAACGAAAGAAAAGTTATAGATACGAGCGGAAATTTTTTCTATGGATTCCAATCTGGCAATCAGTTTTTTGTAGATAGCGGAGGTACTGGAGCTAGTGACTCCAACGATGGTTTATCGTGGAGTTCGGCACTGGCTACTCTGGATGCTGCCATTGCTAAGTGTACTGCTAATAATGGTGATATCGTTTGGGTGGCTCCTGGCCATGCAGAAACATATACCACTACCGGTACAAAGTTAGCGGTTGATATTGCAGGCGTAACGATTCTTGGGTTAGGGTCTGGCGGATCAAGACCTGCATTTACATTTGGTCACACTGGCGCAACTTGGGCTATTAGTGCAGCAAGTGCATATCTGCAAAATTTGTTACTTGTCACAGACGTTGACCTTGTTACTACGTTCGGCACGATAAGTGGGGTAGACTGTACGTTCGTAGATATCGAAACAAGAGACACAACAAACAAAGAGGTTATCGATACATTTATCACAACTGCGGCGGCAGATAGACTGGTTGTTATCAGACATTTCCACAATGGTTATACTGCGGGAGATGCAAATGCAAGGGTATGGAATTTGGTCGGATGTAATAATGCGTTGTTCGAAAATTGCAGATTTATGTCTAAGGTTACTACTGCGGTTATTAACTTTACTGGGACAGCGTGTACTAATGTTATTGTTAGAGCTAGTACATTTTTGGTTACGTCTACTACGGACTTCTCCAAGACGGTTGTAGATACTGTTGGTGGATCTACATGGGAAGTTGTTGATTGCTTTGACTTAGGTGCTGGCGCAAGCTTTAGTGGTGGCAGTGGTGGAGCATTGGCCGGGGATGATATTTCAGCAGTTAACGCAGCATTATTATTTCCTACACAGGATTTAGCAACTGACGCTACAATTGCACAAGTTGTAGGTAAGAAATCCGATACTGTATCAGGAACTTCTATTGTTTCGCTAGTTAAACAAGTTATTGCAGCAACATTATTCCCCACTACTGATTTGGCAACTGATGCAACAATAGCACAAGTTGTGGGCAAGAAAGCCGACACTGTTGGTGGAAATTCTATTGTTTCGCTGGTTAAGCAGGCTATTGCAGCATTATTATTCCCAACTACCGATTTGGCAACCGACGCAACGATAGCACAAGTAGTTGGTAAGAAAGCCGATACTGTTGCTGGAACTAGCTTGGTGGCAATAGGTAGGCAGACTATTGCGCAAGCAAATAGAACGACTACTAAGAAAACTGCTGCAACTCCCGTTACACAGAATTTATTCACTGTAGCTGGTGGTGCGGTTAGAATCATAAATATAGTCGGACATATTACAACGGCTTTGGCGGCTGGTGCGAATAACACAAAACTTGTACATACATCAACCGGCGGTGCGGCCATTGACCTTTGCGCTGTGCTAGATACGGCAAGTGCAGCAATAAGATTGACGCTTGGGATAACTGGCGTTGCAGCTAATGCAATGATAAAATCGGCGGCGGAGGGTGTTCAAGTTGCAGCTGAAGGAATGACTAATCCTATAACTATTACACCTGGGGTCATATCGTTAAACTGTTCGGCTGGTACAACTGGCGTTATCGATTGGTATATTGAGTATGAGCCAATGGCAAGTGGCGCAACTATCGTTCCTGCTTAAAGCAATATTAAAAGCTACATGGAGGGCTTCGGCTCTCCTGTTTCTTTTTTATTCTTACATTTCTTTTTTATAAATTTATAGCTGGAGGTAATAAAGTATGTTGATGATACCAAAATATAAAAAGCAAGGGTATGTTATACCGTTATTCCAGGTTGGCGGTACCGCTTTTACGAATATGCCCGCAAACGATGGGGTTGAGATTATATCTAATAGTGGATCGGACGTTAATAAGATTACGATATTTGGCACGACCTATGGAACTGGCGCATTAGCGTATGAAACTGTAACAATGTTAGGGGCATCTCAGAAGGCAACAACTAAAGTTGACTGGGATAATATTCTTGGTGTGTTTCTTGGGGATATATACGGTAAGAATAGTACTGTGGCGGTTGGGACTATTACGGTTAGAGAAGCGAGCGGTAATGCTACGATAATTACACTAACTGCTGGTGTTAGGAGTGCAGGAAGTCAAGTTTTCTTGTTACCAGGCAGAGATGTAATAATGCATTTCATAACTGGAAACACATACAAAAACGCCAACCATGAGCTTATATATCCAACGGTGAGCAATTCTTGGAAAAATGGTGCTGGTGATGTTAAGCTTGAGGCAATACGAGAGTATTTGTATCTACTTGGAGACGCATCAGGATCAACGGTCCAAATTGAAGTAACAGAAGACACTATTGCCTAAGGGAGGTTATTATATGCTCAACAATATAAGCAATGTCATACTAGATGCAGCGGGGAATATACTCACAATAACAGCAGCGAACACGGCTAGGACAACTGGAACATTAGTATTGCCAACACAGCCAGTAGATGCGGCAGGAAATGTTCTTGGTCGGACTGCGGCTAATACGGCGAGGACAACAGGCACCTTGGTAGATCCTGTTCAGCTAGTTGATGCAGCAGGAAACGTTCTAAATATTAATGCAGCGAACACGGCTAGGACAACTGGAACATTAGTATTACCAATGCAGCCAGTAGATGCGGCAGGAAATGTAATTGGTAGGCAATTCAAAAGACTATCAAGTATACTTGGTGTTTTTGCAGTTACTACGGCAGCTACAAAAGATACTGACGGTAAAAATATAACGGTTCATTGCGTGTCGGGTAATTTATGGATTAATCCTTTAGCTACTGCCGTAGCTGATGCGACAGCTTTTAAAATGACAGCAGGGCAAGCAATAGATTTATATACGGTTGCAGATTTAAGTGTTATTTCTGACGGCTCTGGTGCTAACGCACAGATATTAATTTGGGCTGATTGAGGAGTGTGATCATATGAGTTCACCTGTAAATGAATTATCACAAGTTACTAACGCTAGTGAATTAAGTAATCTCTTAGAAGATGATAAGTTTTCCATACTTAGTGTCTTTACATTAGCCGAAGGTAATACAATAAATGACGGAGCAACGGAAGCTTCGGTATGGATCAAAACCGCGGTAGATTATGCTGTTACTAATGGCATAGGTAAAATAGTATTTCCGTATGGCACGTATCTTTGCGACAATAAAATATTTGATGATGACGTAATTCCCGAAGGCATTGAATTTATTGCATCCGGTAAATTTGGCGGTTTAGATTCGGCAGAGGGTGTGATTATTAAGTATACTGGTAGCGATATTTGTTTTGATTTTCAAGAAGATTTAGGAACTGAGCAAGTTGGAGGAATATCTTTTGATGGATTTTGCTTTCAAGCTACACATATTGCCGGTGGTATGTTTGCTTTTAATGACGTTACGGCTCTCGCCACGGACGACAACACAACTCAAAACTATATACGTAACATAAAATTTAAAAGATGTATATTCAGAGGTAACGGAAGTGTTGGTGTAACAGGAAATGCAATACAGGGATTAAAAGTTTTTGAAATGCATATTGATTCTACTTGTGAATTTACTGGTTGGAAAAGGGCAGTATATCTAAATAATTGCGATAACAATATAATAGAAGGTAGGTTCTATCTTAACGTTAGACATATACACGCCGAAGATAATGGGTCTTTCGGAACGTCCTTGGTTGTTGATTCTCGTTTTTTAGGACCAATTATTGACGATGGCGTTGGGTTAACAGAAGCAGGACACCAATTATATATAGATGCTCGATATGCAACTATTATCAATCCTACAATTGAAGGAGATGCGGGTACTGGAAGCGGAAACATTTACATTAATTCTGAATGCGTAAGAATTGATTCGCCGATGTTTGCGACAATAGGAGACACATGGTTACAGCTAGGGTCAGAGGCAACGGATGTTGAAATAGTTAATCCTCGTACAACTGGCGGTACTTCAGCAGCTATCGTATATGCAACACCTACATATTGGGATTGGTCTGGAACTAATCAAGCATACAGAGTCACTATAACTAATCCATCTACACGTTTCGAAAGGTGGTTAACGCCCCATCCTCAATTAAAAATTATTAGTCCGTATAATTTCATTGAAACATACCATAAAGGTAATTCAATACTTGATGCAACTGGCGAATCAATCGAAAGATTTACGTTGACTGCTTTTAACCTTGAAAGAGCCACATATATAGGTGGTTACACTGGATTTATAAGTGGGGTTAATGTTGACACATCATCTTTTAACGGATATTCCGTTGCAATTCCTGCAAGTACTGGAAGCTTTGTTTTAAAACTCGTTGTAGGGAAAGATATACCTTCGACTGCGGTTGTGCATTTGAAGGTAAGATATAAAAATGATGATACTCCTGGTAGTGGTTCGCTTCGCTACGTAGTCCAAAACAATGGTGCTAATGTGACAAATGGTGCCATAGCTGTTAGTACGAGTTATACAATGCATACTAAGTTCGTTGCGGCTACTGGGGTAAATGGTGATGTTTTAACATTCGGTGTTTATAATACTTCAGATAAACTTGCAAGGGTATCGGCTATTGAAGTTGAGTGTAGTTCTGGTAATGCAAGATGGGGAACTGTAGCTCCTACTTCGGGATTTCACTTTAACGGGGAAATGGTTAGAAACGCTTTCCCAACAACAGTAACCAATATTGAATACTGGAGATGTATCACAGAGGGAACACCAGGAACATGGAAAGCTTATGGAAGTGGGAGAGGAACAACCGCTGAGAGACCATCATTAGCAAGTGGGGATGACGGGTATAGTTATTACGACACAAATTCTAATAAGATGATTATGTGGAATGGTTCTGCATGGCTAGTATAACGAGGAGATGTGCTTTATGAAAAGTTATATTTACGACATATCAAACATAGGAACTATTAAGAAAATATCTGCTACAGTATTAGACAGTATAAACAGTAGCGGATTACTCACGAATAAAGTATCAAATATTCTTACATTAGATGGTAATAGTTATACGTGGCTTTTTGGTGATAAGAACGTTGGAAGTAAATATTTTGAGGTAGCATCACTTGGAATATCTCCTGTGGTAAATTCTAAAACTATACGGAAATATAATAACACTATTTTGTCTGACTGGACTGGTGCCGATGGCGATGAAGCTTATTTATACGCTTCTGGACGATTGTTGCTATCTGCATTTAATGCCGACACGGGGTTCATTGAAAGCTGGGTTAGTTTAACTGCATTTGTTGGATTGACTTGGGGTGGCCTTATGAAAGCGTTTATGAATGGTTGGAAATTGACTACGGCAAATGCAAATGTTGCATCTTGCGTGTGGACAGGAATTACATCAGGTACGACAAAAACTGGAGCAAGTGGATATACTGATGTTACTACGACTATTGACACTGGGGTTACTTCGTATAGAATGGTTTATGAACTCGCAACACCAACTACTACGCAATTAAACCTATTATCTCAAATTCCAAAATCACTCAGATATGTCTCACTTCCGTATGACAATTTGTTTTATTAAGTGCCAATAAAATAGTGTAGCAAATCTATAACAAGAAGGTGAGCGAATGCCAACAGTACAGCAAATATTAACGCAAGTTCAAACGCAATATCCGAACATTTTAACGAATACCGAATTGTTAACGTTTGGAAATGAAATATTGCGTAAAACTTGGAAATGGATGAACGAAGACGATATTTATACATTCAACCTTATAGCGGATCAGGCTACTTATGGATTTCCGACTGATGGGCTGGCACTTGATAAGGTGTCGATTATTGAGATTGCACAAGATAGCACTCTTGAAGACTGGACTTCTCATTCTTTCAGAGGGTTACTGCATGAGTTTGATTCCGGGGCTTACTTTTACGATGCTTTTAATGGAATATTTGGGATTTATCCAGTGCCGACTGCTTCCATTACTGATGGTGGGAAAATATATTACGGTGCTAAGTTTACGCTTATGAGTATAAGTGATTTGACCGTAACACCAAGAGTCAACGAAGATTATCACTCACTCATAGTCAATTATATCTGTATGAAAGCCGCTTTGTGTGGCGACAATCCAGATACCGCAAGGCATAACGATTTTGCAACGGCTTTTAATGATGATTGGAAAAGATTGATGTTTGAGTTTGTTAGAACAAAAACCAAAACGCCAAAAAAAAGACGTTCGAATAACTGGTGGGGAAGGAGTGCCAATAATGAAAGCAACTCTTCTATCATCCCCTAGCGGGAAAGTAAATCCTAAGATTGTTAATTTTGATGCACTAAATACTTTTCTACCTCCTTTGCATGTTGCCAGGAATCAAGCTACTGACATGAGGAATCTTGACAGTAGCAAGTTTCCTGCTTTGAAGGTGCGAAACGGCAAAACGGTTGTGGGGACTACAATAACAACGCCTAACGCCTTAGGGCAACGGAATAATCAATACATACATTCGGTGGATGGTACTATATGGAAATACTGGAACGGTTCATCTTATGTACAGGTGCGAGCGAAGGGGCAGTTACTAACTGTTACCCTTAACGCTGGTGGAGCTGGTTATTCTACGAATGATATTATTACGATTGTTCAAGGTGGTGGTGCGCTTGGTTCGGTCAGGGTTCTAACGCTTGGCGGTGGTGGTGCGGTTGCTACATTTTCAATCGAAGTTGTGGGGAATGGGTATACTGTAGCAAATGCATTATCAACAACTGTTGTGCCGTCAGGTGGTACTGGTTGCACACTAAATATAACCTCAGTAGCAGCATTAACTTCTGCACTTGGCGAATTTAGAGAGTTTTCAACTGGTACAACAAAATCAACTATTTTTAGCAATGCAACTGACAGATACTCATGGGACGGAACAACTGTAACGAGTTTGACTGCTGCGCCGTCGTCTAGGATATTCACAACTCACAAGGGCAGGATTTATTGGGCTAGAGATAATGATATTGTTTACTCTGCCCTAAACCTTATAAATGATTATTCAGGAGCTGGGAGCGGTACGATTGACGTTACAAGAGCGAAAGGTGCTATCGTTGCGCTTACTGAATTTGCTGATAGGGTTTGGGCTTTAACTCCTTATGGATTACATGGATTGTACGGAACGGGACCATCTAACTATGAGCTAATAGATCCAGAGGGCAATGTAGGTTGTGCATCGGCTAGAAGTGTAATTGTAAGTAACGATAAACTATATTGGTATGCTTACGATGGGATATATGAGTTTGACGGAGCAACGCCGATGATCATATCAGACCAAAGCGCAAACAATGGAATTATTGGTGGTTGTACATCATTTATTAGTGGTATCAAGACAACTCTTAGAAGTCTAGTTGCATCTGGTAGCAACGGGAAATATCTTTATATATCAATTCCGTATGGAGCTGCTGCAACTGCAAATAATTTAACACTTGTATTCGATACAAAGCTCCGGAAGTGGTACGTTTGGGATTGAGAGTATGTTATAATAAAGTAGTGAGATAGCTCGACGGAGTGAAATGTGGTTATCCAAGCCACTTTCTCACTTTAAATAAATTGGAAAATAAAAGCCTATTGGAGGGTTATTTTTTATGAGAAAAAGAGATTTAACTGGTAAATTATTTGGGAGATTGACGGTTGTAGAAGAAATGAATGAACGCAAGGATGGAAGAGTTGTGTATAAATGTAGTTGTAGTTGCGGAAACTTCATCGAAGTTAAGAACATTTTATTGACAACCGCAAAAACAAAGTCTTGTGGATGCCTTACAACTCAAATAGATTTGAAAAATAAAAAATATGGCAAGCTTTTAGTTTTAAATGAAATAAAAAAGCGTGATAAATATGGTAATGTTATGTGGGAATGTTTGTGTGATTGTGGCAATAAAAAAAATATTCAAGGAGCTTCGCTTAGACAAGGGTTAACCAAAACATGCAATAAATGTCGCACAACCAAATATTACAATAAGAATGATTTTATGATTGGAGTAACCCCTAAAGGGCAAGAGTTTTATTTTGACAAAGATGATTATGAAAAAATAAAAATGTTTGTATGGCATGTTGATAGACATGGTTATGTCGAAACTTTACCAAACAACAAACATACTAAGTTACACAAAATGATAACCCAAACTAATAGCAAAGAAAATATTGACCACGTTAACGGTAATAAACTAGACAATAGAAAAATGAATTTAAGAAAATGTACGATATGTCAAAATAATATGAACAGGGGAATAGGTAAAGGTAATAAAAGCGGTTATAAAGGGGTTAGTTGGGATTTAAAAAATAAAAAATGGAGGGTGAGTATTTCTTATAAGGGCAAAATGAAAAATTTAGGTAGATATGATGATATAAAAGAAGCGGCAATAAAATATAACGAAAAAGCTTTAGAACTGTATTGCGAATTTGCAAAATTAAATGAAATATATGAGAGCCTATAAAGGATCTTTTTTTGATGGGAGGTAATTATATGGCAGGATTTATAAACTTTGTAACGGTTGATAATATCCTTTATGGCGTCGATACTGCGGGCGTGTTATGGGATATGTCAACGGCTAATACACTTGATAATGCAACTGCGATTTCTTGGTATTTCATTACAGGTGCATTAAGTGATGGTACGCCTTCTAGTGTTGAAACAATCAACGAAGTTTGGCTGACGTTTAAGCTTCCGGTTGGGTCAACCTTGCAAGTTGCATACTCTACGGCTGACGAAGGAGCAACATTCACGGATTCCCCAACAACCTTTGTCGCTAGTGCCAGTACACAGACTGTAAGGGTTAAATTGCCGAGTTCTGCGTTGCCACGTACTAATTTTAGACGTTGGAAAATTTATGGAACTGGTGATTGTACGATTTACCACTATGAAGAAAAAGGTAGAACTAGAATGAATATGAGATAAGGGGTATTATATGGCAAATCAAGAGTTCCTGAAACTATTGAATGATTATGCTACAAACCCAGCTAGAACAATGACAGAGTGGCAACGACAACTGAATCATATACTCAAAAACTTGAATAATGGAACATATGTTGGGACTGATGCAACATATGTTCTTGTAACTGATGCCTTAGGTTATTTTGTAGGAGTCAACGTTGAAGAGGTTTTAGCTGAAATTGCTAATAGCCTCTTAGGTGGAGAGGTGAGAGTAACCACGCTGACAGGCACTACATTGTTGACAACTGCACAATTTGGATTAGTTATCTGTAATAGTGCCGGTGCTATGGATCTGAACTTGCCAACTTGCGTAGGTAGTGAAGGTTTTGGCTATAGAGTAAATAACATTGGAGCTGGAACGGTAACTATAAATCCTGACGGTGCCGAATTATTACAAACAGAAAGTACGTTTGACTTATACCAGGACGAAATTCTTGTATTTACTAGCGATAATGGAAAGTGGGTGTTGTCATGAGCATACTAAGACGAATAAAAATATTTACAACTGATATTGCGAAGTTGTGGAATATAGACAATGCGAATACAGCAAGGACTACAGCAACTGTAGTTGGTGCGGTGCAGATGATTGATGCAACGGGGAAGGTGCCGCCTGCGGGTGATGCGGTGGGAAATGCTCCGTTTGCGAAGATTACGGATGGGACGAATACGGTAGCAATAACGGCAGCTAATACAGCAAGAACTACAGGAACACTTGTACTTCCTACGCAAAATGTAGATGCAACTGGTAAGGTATCTCCTGCTGGAGATACCAGAACTAATTCTCCTTTTGTTACGGTGGCTGGTGTACATGACCATGAAAACAACCATGACATATACATTGATCAGTTTAGGTCGATTAAAACATTTGAGGTGGTTAGATTAATAGGAGCAAAGTTTTCAGGAACAACTAAGGATACTAATTTCTGGACAGAAACGGTTGTAGGTACAGGTTCGGTTACTCAAGCAAATGGCGTTTCGGTTCTAGCTACAGGTGCGACGGCTAATTCAACTGCCAAATATGTTACAAATAATATTGCTCGATTTGTACCTTTTGTTACCAATATTTACAAAGGTGTTCATAAGTTCAGTAACACAGGTAGTGCTAATAACATAAGGAGATTTGGCCCATACGACGCTAACAATGGATTGTTTTTTCAATTAGATGAAACAACAATGAAAATAGGTTATAGGGCTGCCGCAAGTGATACTCTTGTAAGTTCGGCAAGTTGGAACATTTTAAATACCTTCGTGGTTGATACTAATTATCACGGTTACGAAATCCATATGGGATATGCTAGTGTTGAGTTTTATATTGATTCTGTTTT